CTCCCGGCTCCCTCTAGGCTCCTTCTAGGCTCCCTCTAGGCTCCTTCTAGGCTCCTTCTAGGCTCCCTCTAGGCTCCCTCTAGGCTCCTTCTAGGCTCCCTTCCGGCTCCCTCTAGGCTCCCTCCCGGCTCCTTCTAGGCTCCCTCTAGGCTCCCTCTAGGCTCCCTCTAGGCTCCCTTCCGGCTCCCTCTAGGCTCCCTCCCGGCTCCTTCTAGGCTCCCTCTAGGCTCCCTCTAAGCTCCCTCTAGGCTCCCTCTAGGCTCCCTCTAGGCTCCCTCCCGGCTCCCTCCCGGCTCCCTCTAGGTTCCCTCCCGGCCCCCTCTAGGTTCCCTCTAGGCTCCCTCTAGGCTCCCTCCCGGCCCCCTCTAGGTTCCCTCTAGGCTCCCTCTAGGCTCCCTCTAGGCTCCTCGCGCCGCCCCCAGACCTCCTCGTAAGTGCCCGCTCCACTTAGCCTTTCGAGTTATCCACAACTTTCTTGCGCCTGACCCGATTTTCCCGCTTGCGCGCCGGCTCGCTTGGGCCTATGTCTTGGCTCGCAAGCGGCGAACCGGCGGAAAGGCCGGGACATAAAAGAGACCGCGGCCCTTGGCGGGCAACGTTCGCGAAAGCGAGCCTGATGCCTGCTAGTGGTTCCCCGAGAAGCCCGGTTGAGTCGCGGGCTAAGGGGGTCAATAAGCGAGCTCAGTGCTCGCACGATTGTCTGCCGGACGCGGTAATCGCGGACGGCGGCCGCGGTCTTGGCGGCAGCGCTCTTCGCGGCAGCGCTCTTCGCGGCAGCGCTCTTCGCGGCAGCGCTCTTCGCGGCAGCGCTCTTCGCGGCCGAAAGCGAGGCAATCGTGCGAACACTGAACGAGGTTGAGCATGTCGAGCGGCTACAGGCTCATTGGCGTCGAACGCGACGCCAAGACGGTGAAGGGCTTCCGTAAGGGTATCCTCACGGGCATCCTCTACCTCGCGCCCGCGACGGTGGCGGGCCGCGAGGTCTGCCCAATGAGGACGGCAGGCTGCACCGCGGCCTGCCTCTTCACGGCGGGCCGCGGGGCCATGGCGAACGTCATGGCTGCCCGCGCCGCAAAGACGCGGCGGCTTTTTGACGACCGCGAGGGGTTCATGGCTGACCTGGTCGCCGACGTTCGGCGACTGGTCGCCGAGGCGAGACGGCGCGGCATGAAGCCCGCCGTTCGCCTGAACGGCACCTCCGACATCTTATGGGAGCGCATTCCCGTCGAAATCGACGGGAAGCGCTACCCCAATATCATGTCTGCATTTCCTGACGTTGTATTTTACGATTATACCAAGCACCTGCTAAATAAGCGGGCTAATAGGCCCGCGAACTATCATCTCACCTACTCGTGGTCTGAACACCCGCAGGCTGCCGAGCGGGCCGCCGCGTGGCTCGCCGCCGGCTCGCCCGTCGCGGTCGTGTTCCGCAACGAGTTGCCGAAGGAGTTTCTTGGGCGGCCGGTTGTCGACGGCGACACCGATGACGCGCGGTTCCTCGATGGCGCCGTTGTTGTCGGTCTGCGCGCCAAGGGGCGCGCGAAGGGAGACAAGAGCGGGTTCGTAGTGGACCTCTGAAGGGGCGGCCGAATCAGCAAGGACGATCGGCCGTCTCCCTTCGAGAAGGCCACGCGGCGGGTCCGCAAGCGGACCGCCAAGCCGAAGGCGCCTCGCATCATCGCCGAGGCGGTCTTCGACCTCACAACCGGCGGCTCTACCGTCGATTGGATCAAGCAGCCATGACCATGAAGAAGCCGGCCGGCGCCGAGAGTGACGCGCTATGGGCGGCGCGCGCTCTCGGCGCGCTTCCTTCGGACCTTCCGACCATCGAGGCGGCCTATCCGGCCGCCCGGGCGAAGGTGCTGAGCTACCCCTGGCGGGTCCCTTATGGACCCAATGGGGCCCTTTCCGCCCACGTGCGAGAGGTCGTCCGGCGAACTTTGGCTGCGGACGTGTGCGGGCCGCTCACGGGTAACGTAGAGCGTGCGCACGTGCTGCAGCGTCTCGCAGTCCAAGAGACGCGCTAGGCCACGCTGGTCGACGAACGCGTGGCTTCAAGGAGGTGCGGCTATGCGTAACGGCGAAATGGCCTCGGTCGACATCGATCTTGTTGTCGACGAACAGCCCGATCCGGGCCGTTACCGGACGATCCGGACGGTAGTCTACGGCAAGCCGGATCTGGTCGACGAGTACGTCGACCGGTGGTTGAACAGGTACGGCTATGCCTACTTCGGCCGGGTCGAGTGCCGCTCGCCGGGGCGGGCGGTGCTCGTCAGGGCTGAGAGTGCGGACTGAGCGGGTGTTGCGCGCGGCCCTCTCTCAGGGCTGCGTGCTTGACGGCGCGGCGTGAATTCCTCGAAAGGAGTGGTTATGGACGATTACGTGACCGACTGGAAGGGGGCGTACAGTTACGCCCGCCTCCGGCTAGCGCTCTCGGGCCGCTTCCCGGCGGCCCTCCAGAACGAGGCCGCCTCCCTCCCGCTGTGGGAGGCGCTGCTGATGCTCGCGGGGGATCTCGCACCCGAGAGCCTCCGGGAGCGCCGGGCATTCGGCACGGCCGCCCCCACCCCGAGGCTGGAGATCGACAACGCCGCCCGCTCGGCGGCGATCGCGGCGGTCGAGCCGATGGCGCGCGAGATGATCGCGCGCCTCGACTTGGACCCGGATGCGCTCGTCGGCGACGTGTTCGCCGACTGACGCGTCTGGGACCAGAAGCAGATGCGCGCCTCGGTCGGGCGGCGTGAGCCGCGTGCGGCGAAGCCGCCGATGACCCTGCGAGGGGCGCTCGATGCGCTCCTTGCAGGCGATTGGAGGGACGCGAAGGCTCAGGGCACGCTCGTGCGCAATGCCGAGCGGGCCTTGGCCTTCTTCGGTGAGGCTACGAGCCTTGCCGACATCACTCCCGATAGGGTGGCGGCTTATGCCGCGCACCTAGAGCGTCAGGGCTTGCGTGGCGCCACCATCAACCGACAGATGGCGGCGCTCTCTAAGCTCCTGACCGTCGGGGTCCGAAGCGGCGTGCTTACGGCGCGCCCCTACATCGCCCGCCGGCGGGAGGGCCGAGGACGGGGGCGGTTCCTCACGGTCGAGGAGGAGGCCGCCGTCCTCCGCTGGGCGGAGCATCTCGGCTTGATCGAGCTGCGGGACGTGACCATCGTCCTCCTCGATACCGGCCTGCGGCCCAGCGAGTTGTTCCGGTTGACCGCGCAGGACGTCAACCGGAACAGCTCTAGGCCGACTGTCTCGGTCTGGGACACGAAGAACGGTGATCCCAGGTCCGTGCCGTTGACCAAGCGGGCCGCCGAGGTGGTCTTCGCGCGCGTGCGCACGGCGGCGCCCGGCTCTGCGTTGTTCCCCTACGACGTCTACTGGCTGAACCGCCAGTGGGCGAAGGTTCGGACGCAGATGGGCGCCGACGGCGACCCGCAGTTCATCCCGTACGTGTTGAGGCACACGTGCGCGTCCCGTCTCGTGCAGCGCGGTGTGCCCCTTCAGGTGGTCAAGGAGTGGCTCGGACACCGCTCCTTGCAAGTCACGCTGCGATACGCGCACCTCGCGCCGACAAACCTGTTTTCGGCTGCGGAGGCGCTCGAAGCCTCTTGACCCCCCTGTAGGCGTGGCGGAACGGTAGCTGCAACAGGCCTTTGCGTGGCGCATGGTTGCGTATCTGCGAACGGAGGTAACATGTCGCCTATCCACGTCGCCCACTGGATGCTGCCCGCCAAGCTCGACCCCGCCGAGGTCGAGCGGCGCGTCGAGGCCTTCGTGAAGGAACTCAAAGAGGCCTCGGGAAGCCCTCTAATCGAGGCCTTCCTGATCGCTGAGTTCATCGATGATGTCTTCCAGATGTTGGAAGACGCCTACAAGAGCGGCCTTTTGGGGGGCTAAAATGAAGTGGTACCTCTTCGCTCAGAATAACTCCGGCGGGCAGTACGTAGCGGGTCCGCGCAACATCATTGTGCTGGCCAATTCGCAGGAGGAGGCGGCTGACCGGCTGCTCAGCACATTGGCCACGATTGCCGACAAGGAGTTCGCGCATGGACGGTGCCGTCGCTGATCCCAACTTCCAGCGGCAGCTCGACCTCGAACGCGAGATGGTCTCCTCTGGTGTTGCCATGTACGAGGAGCGCATCGAGGATGCAAAGGGGCGCGGGCGGTTCGGTATCTCTCGACCGGCGCGCGACCTCATCCGCGTTGCGCTGCAGCCGGTGGTCGAGGCTCTCAAACGGTTCCTGGCGGAGGCCTCGACCGGCCGGGCGGGTGCTCGCAACGTGGCGGCCCGCAAGCTCGCTCTGATCGACCCGGAGACGGCGGTCTTCATTGCCGGCAGGGCGATTCTCGACAAGGCCGTCTCGGAGACGCGGCTCTCCTCGGTGGCGGCTACCGTAGGGCGGCGCATCGAGACCGAGCTTGCTCTGCGCCGCTTCGAGGCCGAGAAGGCCGGCCACTACCGGCGCGTTCTCAAGAAGCTCGACGAGCGGACCGGCGACCCGCACCGCCGGCAGCGCGTCATGCTGGCCGAGATGCGCTCGGCCGGCATGCTCGACGAGCGGTGGACCTTGAGCGAGGCGGTCCACGTCGGGGCGAAGCTCATCGAGCTGTACATCCAGCACACCGGCATCTGCGAGACGCGCGTCGCTCGGCGCGGCCGGCGTGAGCAAGTCCACGAGCTGCACCTGACAGACGAGGCTTGGAAGTTCCTCGACGCGAGGGCGTCCAAGCTCTCCCTGATGGCGCCGCTGTACATGCCGATGGTGTATCCGCCGAAGGACTGGACCGGGATCGACGATGGTGGCTACTACTTGGTCCGCGAGGAGGCCGCGGCCAACCTCCGCTTCATCAAGGCCAACTACCCGGCCTATCTGGAGGAGGCCGCGAACGACTGGGATAAGATGGCCCGCGCCGTCGAGGCTGTGAATATCGCCCAGAAGACGGCGTGGCGCATCAACCGCCGCATCTACGACGTGCTCATCAAGGCATGGGAGATGAGCGCGTTCGACAACCTGCTGCCGCGCGCGGACGACTACGAGCTTCCGGAGAAGCCTGCCGATATCGCCACCAACGAGGAGGCCCGCAAGGCCTATCGCAGGCGGGCGGCCGCAATCCACACCAAGAACGCGCAGCTCAGGCCGAAGCGGCTGCTCTTTCTCAAGCTGCTGTGGCTCGCCGACAAGTTCAAGGACGAGCCGCGATTCTACTTCCCGTATCAGCTCGACTTTCGCGGGCGCATCTACCCGATCCCGGCCTTCCTGACCCCGCAAGGTAACGATGTGGCGCGTGCCTTGCTGGAGTTCGCGGTCGGCAAGCCGCTCGGTAACGCGCGCGGCGTCGGGTGGCTGGCGATCCACGGGGCGAACTGCTTCGGGATCGACAAGGTCTCCTTCGAGGACCGCATCTCGTGGGTCTACGAGCACGAGGAGGAAATACTCGCGTCTGCCGCAGACCCGTTCTCGTGCGGGTTCTGGCAGACGGCCGATGATCCCTTCCAGTTCTTGGCCTTCTGTTTCGAGTGGGAGGGCTACAATCGAGAGGGCGTCGACTACGTTTCTCACATTCCGGTGATGCTGGACGGTTCGTGCAACGGTCTCCAGCATTACAGCGCGCTGCTCCGGGACTACCGGGGCGGCAAGGCGACAAACCTAGTGCCGGCGGCCCGGCCGGCCGACATTTATTCGGAGGTGGCAGCAGTAGCGCGGAAGCGGCTCGAAGAGGAGGTCGCGCAGTCCGTGTGTGTCCCGCTCGACCCCGACGTGGAGAAGCGCGTGCGGTTCGCCCGCACGTGGCTGAAGCTCGGGATCGACCGCAAGACCACGAAGCGCTCGGTCATGACGTTGCCCTACGGCGCGACGTTCTATGCGTGCAAGGAGTACGTCATGGACTGGGCCGACGAGGCCGGACACGAGGCGGCATTCGGCGCGGACTACGTGGCGGCGTGCGACTACCTTGCCGGCGTCGTCTGGAAATCCATCGGGGACGTGGTGGTCGCCGCTCGGGAGGCTATGGAGTGGCTCCGCAGTGTGGCGCGCATCATGGCCAAGTATGGGCTGCCAATGCAATGGACGACCCCGAACGGGTTCCGGGTCTTTCAAGCCTACTTCGAGGACCGCTATCGCCGAGTGAAGACCAAGCTAGGGGAGACCCTGATTTGGGCCGTTATCCCGTCCTTCGATAACGCCAAGGTGTCTTGGCGAAAGCAAGTCAACGGGATCGCGCCCAACTTCGTGCACTCGCTCGACGCGACGGCGCTCCAAGATTACGTGCTGCTCGCCTCTGCGAACGGTGTTAACAACTGCGCGCTCGTGCACGACTGTTACGGCACCTTAGCGGCCGACACCGACATGTCTGTCGCGTGTCTGCGTGAGGCCTTCGTGTCCCTCTACGAGACCAACGATCCGCTGGCGTCGCTGCTCGAAGAGGTGAAGGCCGCTCTTCCAGAGGAGGCGCATGCGGAGCTGCCTCCTCTGCCAACTCGCGGGGCGCTCGACATCTCGGCGGTCCGCGAGAGCCCCTACTTCTTCGCCTAGGTTGCGTAGCTGCAAATGGAGGACACATGCTCGATCGCGACAAGGTCAACAGCGTCTCGCCCTACTCGGTCCGCGTCGCGTCTGTCTCGGTGATCGACGCGCTGCAAGACCAGCCCGCCGAGGTCCAGCCGATCGCCGCTGCGGTGGTGTTCCTCCTGCTGGCCGAGCACTACCGGATGCCGGCGCAGGACCTCTTCGCTGTCACGCACCGCATCATGCGGGACCCCGAGGGTGGTCGACACCCCGAGTTCCGTGCGGTCGCGGCGTACATCAAGAACGAACTGCCGTGCTCGCGGTGATCGCCGAGGTGTGTCTGCGGGCAATCCCCGCGGCATGCTTCTTCGTCGTTCCGGCGCATTTCGACGGAGCGACGTCTCCGGCGGTATTCGCTCGGTTCTGCTCCCCGCCGGTCGTGGCGGCAGCAGTCCGCGCGTTTTTCACGACCTACCCAGAGTTCTACCTTCGAGGGATAGTGTGCGGTGTCACAACAGATCTGCCCCCTAAGCTCGACGAGGCCTGAGATGGGCGAGTACGAGCTGGAAGACCTTCTCCGATACGCCTGCCTCGACGAGCCGGTGCCGGCAGACGTGGCGATGGCGATCAACGAGCTGCTATTCGGCATGGGCCACAAGCCCGCGTTCGTCGCCGACAGCGGTGACGAGCAAACCAGCGAGGACTGACAGATGAGCGACAAGAAGACCTCGAAGCGCGTCTACTACGTCACGCCCGTTGGCGAGGCGCGCTATCCGTGGTTGACCCAGCCCGACACCAAGTTCTCGGCCGAGGGTGTCTACAAGCTCGATCTCGTGCTCGGCGCGGACGCGGCCAAGGAGCACGTGGAGCGGATCGAGGCCGAGGCCAACAAGCAGCTCGCGGCCGCCGTGGCCGAGTGGAAGAAGGCCGCCGCCAACGCCAAGAAGACCGGCCGACGCCAGCCGCCCGAGCCGCGCATCTACCTTCCGCTCGGTCACCCGGTCGGGCCGGACGACGAACCGACCGGCGAGGTCGTCATGAAGTTCAAGCTGCCGGCTCAGATCAAGGCCAAGAGCGGCGAGATCATCAAGCTCCGGCCGGCGCTGTTCGATGCCAAGGGTCGCCCTATCAAGGGTGACGTGAAGATCTGGACCGGCTCGCGCGTTCGGGTGAGCTACTACGTCAATCCGTTCTACTCCGCAGGAACGGGCGACGCCGGCGTCCAGCTTCGCCTCGCTGCCGTTCAGGTGATCGAGCTGCGGACCGGTGGGTCTGGCGACGCGTCGAGCTTCGGGTTCGTCGAGGAGGAGGGCTACGAGCACTCCGAGGAGTATGCCGGCGATCCCGAGCTGACCGGCGAGGGCGGCACCGAGGAGGCCGAGGTGGACGTCTCTGCCGAGGCGGACTTCTGATGGCGCGCGCAACAAGTCGGTACCGCCACGGCATCGTCAACGGATACCGCAGCGGTCTCGAAGACGCGGTGGCCGCGCAGCTGGAGGCTGCCGGCCAGCCGGTCGAGTACGAGGGCTACACGATCATCTACACGAAGCCGGCGCGGTCGTCTCGCTACACCGTGGACTTCGTGTTGAACAACGGCATCGTCATCGAGACGAAGGGCCGCTTCTTGGCGGAAGATAGACAGAAGCACTTGTTAATCAAGCAGCAATACCCAGACCTCGACGTTCGGTTCATCTTCCAGAACCCGCACGCTCGACTGACGAAAGGGAGCAAGACGACGTACGCGATGTGGGCCGAGAAGCACGGCTTCAAGTGGGCGAAGCAGCGCATCCCCGACGAGTGGCTCATCGAGCTGCCCGAGGAGCGCCGCCTGACCGCCATCATGCGCTGGAGGCGGGAATGCGTCCGATCGACCTGATCGTGCTCCACTGCTCGGCGACCCCGCCGTCTATGGACATCGGGGAGGCCGAGATCGACCAGTGGCACCGTAAGCGCGGCTATCGCCGCATCGGCTACCACTACGTGATCCGGCGGTCCGGCGCGCTCCAGCTCGGCCGGCCAGAGCACGAGATTGGCGCTCACGTGGCTGGCTATAACAAGGCCAGCATCGGGATCTGCCTCGTCGGCGGTGTTGCCGAGCACGACAAGCAGACGCCCGAGAGCAACTTCACGCCGGAGCAGTGGGCAACGCTCCGCGGTCTACTCGACCGCCTTCTGGCGACCTACCCGGACGCCCGGGTGTGCGGCCACAACGACCTCAACCCGCGGAAGGCCTGCCCGGCGTTCTCGGTCGCCGAGGTTCTCGGAGAGATGCTCGGCAACCGCCTATTCACGCGCAAATCGTTGCGATAGCGCAACAGTTCCCAGCCAGCACGGCACTCGACACCTGAGAGGGACCATGTCGCAGACCAACGCTATCCTGAACGCGCTCATCCGCGGCGAGGCTCTCACGCGGGCCTCGGCTATGCAGCTGTACGGCTGCCAGAACCTCACGGCCCGTATCGCCGACATTCGGCGGCGCGGCATCCACGTGGTGGCCGACATTCGGAAGGCTCCCGGGTGCCGGTCGGTCGCTGTGTGGACCATACCCGATTACGTGCGGACCACGATCAAGGAGGGCCGCGGGTGGATGCGCGCCGCGCAGCTGGTCGCCAAGAAGGGCGACGAGTGCGTGCTAGTCTGAGATGCGCGCGGGGCACGGCGTGTCCGAGTTCGTGTGCCACGAGCCGTGCCCCAAGTGCGGCTCGGTAGATAATCTGGCGCGGTACTCGGACGGCCACGGGTATTGTTTCGGCTGTCACTACTACGAACATGGGAACGGCGCCACGCGGCGTCCACGTCAACAAGAGGGGGCCGTGTCTGATCTTCTGAGTGTGCGTTCGGCCGTCGCACTCCCGAAGCGCGGCCTCCTCGAAGAGACGTGCCGGCTGTTCGGGTACCTACCGGCGTCCGTCGGGTCTCAGCCGGCGCAGGTTGCGCAGTACGTGGCAGCCGACGGCTCGGGGACAGTGGTCGCCCAGCACGTCCGGCTGCCAGGTAAGGAGTTCTTCTGGCGAGGCGACGTCAAGGCCGCCGAACCTCTGTGGGGGATGCACCTCTGGAGAGACGGCGGCAAGATGGTCGTCATTACCGAGGGCGAGATCGATGCGATGTCGGTCTCGCAAGCACAAGGCAACAAGTGGCCGGTCGTCTCGATCAAGTCTGGAGCATCCGGCGCCAAGAAAGACGTGGCAGCCGCGCTACCTTGGCTCGAAAGGTTCGAGACTGTCGTCTTGCTGTTCGACAGCGACGAGCCGGGCCAGCGGGCGGCGCAGGAAGCCGCGCTCGTCCTGCCTCCCGGCAAGGCCAAGATCGCCAAGCTCCCCTTGAAGGACGCCAACGAGATGCTCGTGGCGGGCCGCGCCAAGGATCTTATCGACGCGATTTGGGGCGCGAAGGAGTTCCGACCCGACGGCATCATCACCCTCGCCGACGTGCGAGACGCTGCGATCGAGCCGCCCGAGACCGGCCTGCCTTGGTGGGACGAGCGTCTGACCGCGGTGACCTACGGCCGGCGCCTCGGAGAGGTCTACACGTTCGGCGCGGGGACCGGCTGCGGCAAGACTGACTGGCTCTTGCAGCAGATCGCTTATGACCTCGACGTGCTCGGCCTCCGGGTCGGCGCTTTTCTGTTCGAGCAAGCGCCGCGTGAGACCGCGATCCGCCTTGCCGGTAAGGTTGCCGGCAAGAGGTTCCACGTTCCCGATGCCGGATGGACCCGTGAGGAGCTGGTCGAGGCGGTAGACGCGGTCGCCTCGAAGCCGCTCTACCTCTACAACCACTGGGGCCAGTCTTCATGGGATGTCGTCAAGCCGTACATCCGCTACTTGGTGCGGTCTTGCGGCGTCACCTCGATTTACATCGACCACCTGACCGCGTTCGCGTCAGGATCACAAGACGAGCGAGGGATGCTCGAAGCCCTCATGGGCGAGGTCGCCGGCCTCGCGCAGGAGCTTCGGGTGATGGTGCACCTCGTGTCTCACCTATCGACCCCAGAAGGTCGGCCGCACGAGGAAGGCGGGCGTGTGATGATCCGCCATTTCAAGGGGTCTCGGGCGATCGGCTACTGGTCGCACTACATGTTCGGCATAGAGCGTAACCAGCAGGCCGAAGACGAAGAGGAGCGTCGAAGGGCGCTCTTCAGGGTTCTCAAGGACCGGTACACCGGCCAAGCGGCGGGTGTCGTCTTACCGCTGACTTACTCACAAGAGACCGGACGCCTCGTTCCAGCCGAGATGGCCTTCGACGCTGAAGCCCTCGGGGAGGACAGCGCGCTCTGATCCAAGGAGACTGCCGTGGACTGCGCGTTCGACATCGAGACCGACGGTTTCTTGGACACACTCACGCGCGTTCACTCGCTGGTCGTCTTCAACCTCGACACCGGCGAGTTGGTGTCGTGCGCCGACCAGCCGGGCTACCGGCCGATAGAAGTTGGTCTGAAGATGCTGCAAGAGGCCGATACAGTGGTCGGCCACAACATCCTGCGGTTCGACCTCCCGGCGCTCAAGAAGGTGTACCCTCTGCTGGAGATCAAGGGCGTCGTCCGCGATACGGTTCTTCTTGCGCGTTACCACTGGCCCGACGTCAAGGACGACGACATTCGCCGGGTGGAGCGTGGGTTCCCGCGGCGGCTGGTCGGCAAGAACACGCTCGAAGCTTGGGGCGTTCGTCTCGGAGTGCTAAAGGGGAGCTTCGGAAAGGGCGAGGACGATGCGTGGCAGACGTGGACGCCCGAGATGCAGACTTACTGCGAGCAGGACGTCCGCGTCACGGTCGCCCTCTGGCAGGCCATAAAGAAGGCCGAAGCCGTCAACCGCAAGCTCGGGATGGACGATCGCGCGGCCATCGAGCTTGAGCACCGGTTCGCCGAGCTGATGGCGTGGCAGGAGGCGGTCGGTGTCGTCTTCGATAAGGAGCGAGCCGCCGCGTTCTATGCCGAGCTCGCCGGCCGGCGGGCAGAACTTCTGACCGAGCTTCAGAAGGACATCCCGCCGTGGTGGGCCTTTGACGGGCAGTTCACTCCGAGCCGTGACAACAAGCGGACCGGCTACACGGCCGGTGCGCCGTTCTCACGGGTGAAGCTCAAGACGTTCTCTCCTTCGTCGCGCACCGATGTCGCCGACCGTCTGATGAAGCTCTACGGATGGAAGCCAGCAGACTTCACAGACACAGGCCGCCCGCAGATCAATGACGAGATCTTGGCGCAGCTCGACTATCCGATCGCGCCGAAGCTGCTTGAGTATTACATGATCGAGAAGGTCCTCGGCTACATCGCCGAGGGCGACGCATCGTGGCTCAAGTTGGTCGGACAGGATGGGCGCATCCACGGGGCGGTGGTCACGCTAGGGACCGCTACACGGCGATGCTCGCATCAATCGCCAAATCTGGCGCAGGTCCCTACCGGAAACACGCGGTCCCCTCACGCGTGGGCCAAAGAGTTGGCCGGCCGGCTCGGCAAACAGTGTCGCTCTCTGTTCGTCGCGCCGGAAGGTTACGTCATGGTCGGCACGGACGCGTCGGGCTTGGAGCTGCGCTGTCTAGCGCACTACATGGCCCGCTATGACGGCGGGCGCTATGCCGACATTCTCCTCAACGGAGACATTCACTGGGAGACCACACTAGCCTTGGGTTTCGTTCCCCAAGGGACCGTTCGCGACAAGAACAACAAGAGCCACGAACAGGCGCGCAATACGGCCAAGCGCTTCATCTACGCGTTCCTCTACGGCGCCGGTGACGAGAAGATCGGAACGATCGCCGGCATCGGGCCGGACGAGGTGCGCGACGCCAAGGCCGACAAGCGGCGATGGCGGCGGGCGATAGAGCAGCTGAAACGGCAGGGCCGGCCTGAGGACCCTCTGGCGGCTGCAGCGATTGTCAAAGGTGCCGAGCTTCGAGCCGCGTTTCTGGCGAAGACCCCTGGCCTGAAGCGCCTCAAGGAAGACCTCGAAGCCGCCGTGCGGGCGCGTAACAACAAGCTGAAGGCGATAGACGGCGGAGCGCTGCACGTGCGCAGCATGCACAGCGCTCTCAACACGCTGCTCCAGTCAGCAGGAGCTATTGTGATGAAGAAGGCGGTCGTCATGCTCGACGACAAGCTGCGCTCCTTGGGCTGGAAGCGCGATGAAGACTACGCCTTCGCACTGAACATTCACGACGAATATCAGTGCTACGTCCGGAGCGAACGTGCCGAAGAGTACGCAAAGCTCGCCCCAGCGGCCATTACAGAAGCTGGACAAGCGCTCGGGTTCCGGTGCCGCCTCGACGGAGAGGCGCGTATTGGCCGCAACTGGGCTGAAACTCACTGATCGCGAATGCAAGACCTGCCGCAACCCACTGATTATTGGCCTCAACTGGTCGGAATACTACCAAGCCAAGTGCTGGTACACATGTGTCCCGTGCGATAGTACTAGGCGGGTTGCCGCGAGGAACAAGAAGAGACTAGACGCAATCCGAACGAAGTACGCCGATGTCCTGAAGTCCCTCAATACACTGACTACCGGCGTTCGCGAGGGGTTCGTCTACGTCATGACAAACAACGCGTGGCCGGGCTTCGTGAAGATCGGCCGGGCGGTCGACCCAGAAGACCGTTTAGCGTCCTTTCAGGTGGCCGACCCTCTGCGGGGGTACGAGCTGAGATACTACAGGTTCTTCCCAGACAGATACGCGGCGGAGGCCGCGGCGCACATGGCGCTGGGCGAAGCTCGGCTGTCTGGCGAGTGGTTCGCCGTGTCTGTCGAGGAGGCCATCAATGTTGTCAAGCGGCTCTGATGACTTCCGGTGGGCGTTCTCGGCCCTCTTCGCTGGCCGCGCCACTGTCTCGTTCGTCGCGTCGAACACAGACAGCCCCGCCGATCTGATCGAGAGCCTCGAAGCGGACGGCCACGATGTCTTGTGGCTGATACCTCTCGGCCGGATGGACGCGACGCAACATTTCAGGGTGGCCGAGGCGATCAGGGCGGCCCGGCAAGAGAATGACGACGAGGACGAGGAGGACCCAGACGATGGGTCGTAACGACACGTCGATCGTCGTTGATGGCGACATTCTCGTCTACCGCACAGGGTTCGCCGTCGAGCGGGCGATCGACTGGGGAGACGGGCAGTTCTCCTTATGGGCCGACCTCGAAGAGGCGAAAGGGCGGATCGACGCCGAGCTGACCTACTATCGCGACCTACTCAAGGCCTCGCGTGTCGTTGTCGTTCTGAGTGACGCCGGCGGGTCGTTCAGGCGCAATCTGTCGCCGTCCTACAAGGCCGGCCGGACGACCAGAAAGCCGATGCTCTACGACGCCCTGCGGGCGCACCTGATCGAGGCTCACAAGGCTTACGTCAGGCCGGGCCTAGAGGGCGACGACGTGGCCGGCATCATCATGACCTCCAAGGTCATCGTGCCGGGCACGAAGATCTTGGTCTCGATCGACAAGGACATGAAGTCTATCCCGGGGCTGCTCTTCATTCCCGGTAAACTGCAAGAGCCGGTCGAGATCAGCGAACACGACGCAGACTACTGGCACCTCTGCCAGACGCTGTCGGGCGACCGGACGGACGGTTATTCGGGCTGCCCCGGCGTCGGACCGGCGAAGGCCGAGAAGATCATCGGGGGCGTCTATGCGGTTCGAGACATGGGCGTCGCTGCGGTGTGGCGCGAGCGCGTCGTACCGGCCTTCGAGGCAGCCGGCCTCGGTGAAGAAGAGGCACTGCTTCAAGCGAGACTTGCGCGCATATTGCGCGCTTCTGATTACGACTTCGCTAGAAGGGAGCCGAAGCTGTGGGAGCCAAAGTGACCGACAGTCAAGTCGGCGGGTCGCACTACAAAGACTTCAAAATTCAGCCGATCGACTTCATCGTCGCCAACAGCCTCCCGTGGGCGGAAGCTAACGTGGTCAAGTACGTCGTGCGGTGGCGCCGGAAGAACGGCGTCGAAGACTTGAAAAAAGCGCGGTGGTACTTGGACTATCTGATCGAGAAGGAGAGCGCCGGTGAGTGAGCGGGCCTTCTATGTGATCGAGCGCACGAGCGACGGCAGGTTCTGGGTGGGGACCGGCAGCCACCTCAAGTGGACCCCGTACCTCCATCGCGCGCGGCTGTTCGGTCCGGGCGAGACCGAGGTGATGCAAGCCCAGCTTTCGGTCGCACAGAAGTGCTCGGGCTGCCAGCTCAATATTCGGGAGTTCCGTTACAAGGTGGAAGGAGCGTAACCGCATGGACGCCGATAAGCTTCCCCCCGTGTCTCTGGCGCTGGTGGAAGCGCTGGAGAAGATCTATCCGTCGCGCCCTCCGTCGATTACCGACAGTGACCGAATGGTCTGGTTCAAGGCCGGACAGGCCTCTGTCGTCGAGTTTCTTCGGAAGGTGTATCAGGAACAGAACGAGACGCATGTGCACGATCAGACCTAAGACGCCGAAAATTCCAGATCCACCTCCGCCCCCTCCGCCGCCCCCGCCTGCGCCCGATGTCGTCCCGCCGAAGCGTAAGAAGCGCAGCGACAGCGGCGGCACACCGCGGCGAACCGGCGTGTCGGCGCTCCGGATCGACCGCAGCGTGTCCACCACCCAGCCCTCGTCCGGTCTCAGTATCCCGTTGTGATCACGGACCCGAAAAACCCGGGGCCGGCAGCGCAGCGCTATGCGGCGCTGACGCCCCACCGAGAGCCGTATCTCCAGCGTGCCCGCGACGCCTCTAAACTGACCGTGCCGGCGCTGTACCCGCCGGCCGGGCACAACGCGACGATGCGGCTCTACCGCCCGTACCAGAGCGTCGGCAGCCGGGGCGTTAACCACCTGAGCAGCAAGTTGTTGATGGCGCTGTTCCCGCCCAACGCGCCGTTCTTCCGGCTGATCGCAAGCCCGGAGGTGCAGAAGGGACTAGAGCAGGCGCCGGAGATCAAGTCCTCGGTGGACAGCGCGCTGGCGCAGATCGAGCGCAAGATCATCGAGGCGATCGAAAGCGCAAACGATCGCCCGGTGCTCGACGAGGCGCTCAAGCACATGATCGTCGCCGGCAACGTCCTCTTCGTCGTCATGCCGGAAGGCGCTCGGGCGATCCCGCTGACCCGTTACGTGGTCCGCAGGGACGGCGCGGGGAACGTTTTGGAGATCGTGATCTGCGAAGAGGTGGCCGGCCGGACGCTCGACCCCGAGCTTCGGGCGTATGTCGGGGTCAAGGCCGACGATGACGAGAACGTGCGCGTCTACACGCACGTCGAGCGCGTCGGCGACCGAATGCAGTCTTATCAGGAGATCAACGGGATCGAAGTACCCGGGTCTTTCGGCGACTACCCGGCAGACCGCTCGCCGTTCATCCCGCTGCGTATGATCCGCGTCGACGGGGAGCACTATGGCCGCTCCTTCGTCGAGGACATCATGGGCGACTTGGCGTCGCTCGAAGCGCTCTCGAAGGCTCTCGTCGAGGGGACCGCAGCGGCCTCCAAGGTGCTCTTCTTGGTGCGGCCCGGCTCAATGACGCGCCCCAAGACGCTGGCCGAGGCCGAGAACGGCGCTATTCGCGAGGGCGCTGCTGAGGACGTGACCGTCCTTCAGGTCGGCAAGTCGGCCGACTTCTCGGTGACCCGCGTGGTGATGGCCGACATCACCCAGCGGCTGGAGATGGCGTTCTTGCTCAACACTGCGGTCCAGCGGCAAGCAGAGCGCGTAACGGCCGAAGAGATCCGCTACATGGCGCAAGAGCTTGAGAGCGCGCTCGGCGGCGTTTACTCGGCTCTGTCGTCGGAATTTCAGATCCCCTACGTGCGGCGGCGCATGGCTCTGCTGCAAAAGGCTGGAGCACTTCCGGCGTTGCCGGACGATGCGGTCCGTTTGAGCATCGTCACCGGTATGGAGGCCCTCGGGCGCGGGAACGATCGGGCGCGCATCGTGTCGTTCTTGCAGACCCTAACGGCGACCATCGGGCCGCAGGAGACGATCATGCGCCTGAACACAGGCGAGCTTATCAAGCGGCTCGGTGCGGCCGAGGGCATCGACACCGCCGGTCTCATCAAGTCCGACGAGCAGCTCGCCCAAGAGCAGCAAGCGGCGATGCTGGCGCAGATGGCACAACAGGCCGCGCCGGGCGTTCTGCAGAAGGCCGGTGAGGCCATTATCGACAACAGCCTACCTCAGCAAGGAGTTAAGCAGCAGTGAGCGAGAAGAAGACCGTAACGGTCCGCTCGCGGGCCGCACGACAGGCGGCCGAGACCGACGAGGCACCCAAGACCGTCGATCTCGTGGTCGAGCCGGGACACATGCCAGACTTCGGCACCCTATCGCCCAACGTCGCGGCGCCTCGAAGCGAGCCTAAGAAGGTCGTGACCAACGAGCAGTACGGCCTGACGGTGGAGCATTACTGATGGATCAGACGGCGCAGCTCCAGCAGCAGGACACGGCCCTCTCGGTGGACGTTCCGATCCCCGAGAAGTTCATGCGCGGCGACAAGCCTGACGTGGCCGCGCTCGCCAAGGCCTATGTCGAGCTGGAGCGTAAACTCGGTCAGCGCGCGTCGGCGCAGCAGGCGCCAGCCAACGAGGCCGGAACCGCGCAAGCTGCGCAGACTGCGGCAGCCCCGAGCCAGAACACCGTGCCGGGCCTCCTGCCCGAACAGGTCGAGGCACTCAATACCGAGTTCGCAAAGAACGGGCGCCTTTCCGAGGAGAGCTACAACCTCCTCGGTAAGGCCGGATACCCGCGGCACGTTGTGGATGCGTACATCCGCGGGATGCTCGCGGAGGCCGCCAAACAGGACGAGCAGCCGGAGGTCGATCCCAAGCGGCTGGAGTTCGAAAACAAGATCAAGGAAGAGGTCGGCGGAGACAAGGCCTATGCGGCAATGGCGCAGTGGGCCGCTGCTAACCTATCGCCGGCCGAGATCGCGGCGTTCAACGAAGTGGTCACTGGCAGGTCTCCTGAGGCCGCCCGGCTGGCGGTTCTCGGGCTGGCCGCGCGCTATCGCTCCGCGCTCGGCTCCGACCCGGCGCGGGTCGTGATGGGCGGCGGCGCGGGTGGCGTGGTCGGGTTCGCGTCGCGCGAGCAGGCCGTCGATGCCATGAAAGACCCGCGGTACGCGCGCGACCCGGCCTACCGAGCCGAAGTGCAGCGCAAGCTCCTCGCTAGTGAGTTCGCAAGGAAGGGGTGACATGTCCGAAATCGTTGAGTTCATCAACAGCAACTGGTCGGGCGTTCTCGCCGTCCTCGCGGCGGTTCACGCGCTGGCCATCGCGATCGTCAACCTGACGCCGACCCCGGCGGACGACGCGGTGGTCGCCAAGGTCTACCGGGTGATCGAGGTTCTCGCCGGCATCATCACGCCGAACGCCAAGGATGCCGGTGCGCCCAGCAAGTCCGATAAGGAGGCTGTTGGGTGATCTACAAGGTCCTCGACGGTCGGGACGCGCTCCCGGCCGGGGGGCCGGGCCGTCTCGTTCGCTTCACCGTCGTGCCGGTCGCCGGGGAGGAATGGCGCGCCGCCCTCCCCGGCGCTGTGTTCATGCGCGGCCGTGTGGTGGAGACGACCGGCCCCGGCTTTAAGGGCATCGACGTGGGGGCTTCTGCCGACGGCTGTGGCGTTCCCGTGCCGGTGATGTCGTTGGCCCCCGACGGCGCGTTAGCTCAGGCCGAGGCGCGCTGCGTCTTCGAGTTCACCGTGATGCAGAAAGGTGAGACCGTCAAAGACGGGACCAAGGTGGACCTCGTGGTCGGCTTCGGGTTCCCGGTTGCCATCGTCACGGTCTTAGACGCGCGCGGCGCGATCAAACCTGAGCCGCTGTTCGACGCAGCGGTCGCGGGCGGCGGCGAGGTAGATGCCCGCCGGCAGCGGCCCCAAGTTTCCTTTGCGCCGCCGGAGCCGCCGGAGCCGCCGGAGCCGCCGGAGCCGACCCCTCCGCCACTGCCGGTCGACCTCAATACTCCGCGGTCAAGCCAAGGAGACCCGCCGACCGAGGTCGTTATCCCGACACGCGGTCCCGGCGAGCTCAACGCAAACGGCGCTAAGTTCGACATCAAGGTGTCCAAATGAGGATCGCGCTTTTCAGAGACGAAGACCCGTATCTGCCGGCCCAATCGGCCACTCGGCAGATCATGTACCTCGAGGCCGTCCCCAAGCGCGGCTTCGCGCACCGCAGGTTCGAGAAAGACGTCTGGGCGTATCACACGTTCTTCCGCGCAAAACCGGCGGGGGTCGTCCATGTGGGGGTCGGGCACGCTGTAGACCTAGGCCACTACGTATCTGCCGGGTTCTCCGCGAACGCTACGGGCAACATGCACACGGCGTGGTTGGACTTCCCGAAGTACATTGTTATTTGGATCACTGGGTCTTGTGGAGAGAATGAAACAAAGCTGATCATGTACGTAACGACAGCCGTTCCTTTGCAGTCGCTGCGCGTGGTGTCCACCGTTTTGCCGTGGCGTCCGGTCGGCTTCGACTTTCTTGATCCAAAACACGGCCTCGTAGACTACTACGAATGACCAAGCTCATCTCGGCCATCTCGGCCCTGCTGGACATCGTGTTGATGCTGGCAATGCGCATCAAGGAGCGCCGGCTGCGGGATGAGGGCCGAAAGGAGGCGCGGCTTGCAACCCTTGAAGCGGACCGAGCGGCCGCTCGCGCAGCGAAGGCGATCGAGGAGCGCGTCTCTCGTGATCCTGGCCTCGATGCTCTCCGCGAGCGGATGCGCAAATACCGCCGTCCTTGAGCTGTGTCCATCTTGGGTCTCCCCGCTTACGTGGTCCGATCGGGACACCGAGGAGACCCAGAGGGAAATTTTCGCACACAATTTGAAGTACGAACAGTTCTGCCTGCAGTCCGGCGAAACGGCCGACTAGCAGTTTGCGTAACAGCATAGTCGCCTACTAGAGACTACCTTTGTCCTAGGTCCGTGCCACCCTCTGCGGAGGTGCAGCGCGGGCAACCCAGTGCGAGGTGAGTTGAAGGAGGCTTAGGCCCACCAACACACCGGACACCTGACACAACATGTCTATTACCTTATCCCGCCTCGGTCAGATCAACGCGACCGGCAACGATCGTGCCGGTTTTCAGACCGTCTTCGAGACCGAGGTTCTCACGGCGTTCGAGACCGTGAACGTCATGCGCGACAAGCACCTCGTGCGGCGGATCACCAGCGGCAAGAGCGCTCGGTTCCCCGCCACGTGGAAGGCTGTCGCTGACTACCTCACGCCCGGCAACGAGATCAGCCCGCTGGCCATCAAGCACGGCGAGCGTGTGATCAACGTGGACGGGCTTCTCGTGGCTTCGGCGGTCATCTACGACCTCGACGAGGCCATGAACAACTTCGATGTGCGCAGCATTTACACCGCCGAGCTTGGCCGAGCTCTGGCCGTTCTCTACGACAAGCAGGTCCTGATCTCTGCGGTTCTCGCTGCTCGGGCCGCCGCGACCATCTCTGGCGGCTACGGCGGCTCCGCTGTGACTTCGGCCACCATCGGCTCCGACAGTTCGGTCCTCGCGGCTGCGCTGTTCACTGCTGCCCAGACGCTGGACGAGAAGGACGTCGGCGAGGACATGCGGTTCTGCATCCTCAAGCCGGCGCAGTTTTACCTGCTCGCCCAGAACACCAACGTGATCAACAAGGACTGGGGCGGCGCTGGTGCCTACTCGGATGGTAAGGTCCTCCGGGTGGCTGGCATCGAGATCGTCAAGAGCAACAACCTGCCCACCACTACCATCACGTCTTCGCCCGCCGGCGCCCACAACACCTACCACGGCGACTTCTCCGTGACCAGGGGCGTTGTGATGAAGCGCGAGGCCGTCGGCACCGTCGAGCTGCTCGACCTCTCCACCGAGATGGGCCGGCGGATCGAGTATCAGGGCGATCAGATGGTCGCCCGTATGGCGGTCGGCCACGGCATTCTCCGTCCCGAGTGCGCGGTCGAGCTTCGCACCGGCACGCCCGCCTAATCCCTAACTGACAGCCTACACTAGTGAGCAGGCCGGGAGAAATCTCGGCCTGCTATTTTTCGGGGTAAACCATGGCGAGTGGCCTCACAACCGAACTCGATGCCATCAACACGATGTTGAGCGCTATTGGCAGCGCTCCGGTGAACACGATCGACGAAGCGTCGGCAGACGCGTCGTTGGCCAAGAACGTGCTAACCGAGGTCACTCGGCAGGTTCTGCTCGAAGGTTGGAACTTCAACACCGAGCGGGACTACGAGTTGACCCCAGGGGTCGATGGTCAGATCACTCTTCCGGACACGGTTCTACGGGTAGTCTACACGCGAAAGAGCCCCAACGACATCGATCCGGTCCAACGCGGGCAGCGCCTCTACGACAAGAAGAACCGGACCTACACGTTCTCTTCCCCGCTGCGCGTGGAGATCGTCTGGATGCTGCCGTGGAACGATCTGCCGGAAGCGGCGAGGGCCTACATCAAGTACCGCGCCGCGCGGGTCTTCGTCGATCGGGCGCTTGGTTCCGAGACGCTCCGAGCTATGGCGGCCCAAGAAGAGGCAAGGGCATTGAGCGATCTCCGCCAGTATGACGGCGACACGGCGAATTACAGCATCTTCGATAGCTGGTCTGTGGCACGCATTCTAGACAGGTCTGGGGCGTTCTAATGGCTCTCGTCACTATTCCTATCCCCACGCTTGTTAACGGCGTTAGTCAGCAGACCGAGACGCTCAGATTGCCATCTCAATGCGAAGAGATGGTCAATGCGTTGCCGTCTATCGTAGATGGTCTGAAGAAGCGCCCGCCGGCTCAACACGTAGCGAAGATCAGCAATACGCCGTTAGGCCCGGCGTAC